CATGTCAGATAACTTTGCGTTAGTCACACTACCGTCTACATACTTCGGCGAAGTGAGGCTGTTGTCCATGACCGTTGAAGTTGCCGCCGACTTTACCGCGCCCGTGCCGGTTAGCACTTCCCAGCCATCGCCGTCCGAGTATTGCAAAACATCGTTAGCGTCTAAAAACACCGTGATAAGAGAACGCAGCGTGTTGTTATCGTTGAGACGAACAGTTACCTGCTTCCCGGTTGTATCAAGATTGATAATGGTCAGGTTTTTTACTTGCCGCACTTGACCGCTGGCGGGGGCTGCCACAAGCGTCACCGCCGTTGTGCCGTTAGTATTCGCGCCAAAAGACGTTAGCGCCGTAACTTCAAACACGGAATTATGGTTGACGAAGCAACCAGCTACCGCCATGTCGTTTGTGGTTTTGGCGGTGCCTAAAACCACCTGCAAGCTGCGAGTATTTGTATCAAGAATTAACATAGTTCAAGCCCTCATCATAATGTGCGCCAGCATTGACGCTGCGTTTACCGAGCTACTACCACCACTTCCCGCCGGTCCTTGCGGACCCTGAGCACCCTGCGGACCCTGAGCACCCTGCGGCCCCGCAGGGCCAACCGGACCCTGTGCGCCCGTGGCTCCGGTTGCGCCAGTAGCCCCGGCTGGCCCAGCAGGGCCAACTGGTCCTTGTGAGCCGATAATGGAAATAGCTGTATATTCTGGCATATTAAGCCCCAGTTCCGTCGTTTAGTGTTTTTACCAAGGCCGCCAAACGGTCTAATGCTGCGCCAATCGTAGTAGGGGCGGTGCCGTCCCAATCTGCCGAAACCGCCGGACTATACGCGGTTGCGTCACCGTTGGCTCCGGCAGGTCCCTGTGTGCCTTGTGGCCCTTGCTCACCTTGCGGCCCTTGCTCACCTTGCTCGCCTTGCGGGCCAGTATTTCCAGCAGGGCCAACATCGCCTTGCGGCCCTTGCTCACCTTGCGGACCTTGCTCGCCTTGCGGGCCAGTATTTCCAGCAGGGCCAACATCACCTTGCGGCCCTTGCTCGCCTTGTGGCCCTTGCTCGCCTTGTGGCCCTTGCTCGCCTTGTGGCCCTTGCTCGCCTTGTGGCCCTTGCGACCCGGTATCCCCTAAAAATTTGACCCACAAACCCGCAAAATCACTGGCTTGAAGGTTTTCAATCCAATCATACGTCTCTTTAACAGCGATATAAGAAAGTGACTGCGACGGAGACGTTGAAAAATCTGTTCCGGCAGTGTCAGAAGCATAAGCAACATATACAGTGCCGCCGCTAAGGCCCGGTACTCCGGGCAAGCCTTCGGCCCCTTGCGGGCCTTCGGGACCTTGCGGGCCAACGTCACCTTGCAACCCGGTTTCACCGGCGTCTCCTTGCGCCCCTTGCGGGCCTTCGGGACCTTGCGGGCCGTCGGGACCCGCCGGGCCTTCGGGACCTTGCGGGCCAACCTCGCCTTGCGGTCCTTGCGGACCCGGAGGCCCAGCCAACCCGAGGTTGGCCAATTCAATAGCTAAAAGCTCAAACGTGTTTTGTGCCATAATTAAAGAATGTCGTAATCAGCAATCAAATCAGCATTCACAATCGGTGCGTGTATAAAACTAATAGTAAAATTCGTCACAGTATAATCACTGTCTCGTTTCACACGAAGACCGTTGCGGTATAACCGCAGCGAACTCAAAACCGGCGCGTATTGCAGCGTAAAAACTTTGTTTGAGCCGTTACGCAAACCCGAGGGTGATTCGTTGTAAATTCGTGACTGTGCCGGAGTCACAGCTTTTTTGAAGCCACGAGAGATAAGCACACACGCAACTCCGGCAGCTAAACCGATTGCTACCGGCTTTGATATGTTGCCCTCACTTACATCAGTTAAAGACAACGCCCCCGCTGTCGTCGCAGAAAGAAACTGCACACCCCCCGGCACAGCACTGGCAAGATTGATTACCGTGCCAGAAACCCCTAATTCAAAAAGATTAGCATTCTGCACGCTAGTTACCACCCCAATAACTTCCGCAGTTGCGGAAGTGGTTGCGAGCGCACGGACATAAATGCCGTTGGAATTTAGCGTCAACACTTCACCCGCCACAAAACCATGCGCGGGCTGCGTAATTGAAATGATATTAGCCGACCGAACGGCAAGAGAAGCTGGCAGCCCGGCTACTTGTTCTAAGGAAAGTTTTGTCGAGACAGGCATAAATTATGCAGGCGATGAGTTAGGCGCAGTAGTGGTGCCACGATAGTAAAACGCTTGCAGCCGCTCCTCCGAACCTAACGGGACGTATAACTGAAACCGACCCGGATTGTTTACCACCCCAGTATAATCGTTTTCAGCATTTAATAGCAGCCCATTGCGAAACAGCATCAAAGTATCCCAGAGTACGTCCACATCTATTTGATAAACGCTGTTAAATGAAATATGTGTTGGAGTAATACGAGAAGCCCACGTCGGCACACTTAGGATTCTTCCGCCAGTAGTGCCTATATCACCAGTCAGCCTCAGTGGTTCGGGCACTGTCCCGCCAGAATTTGCTGCTAAAGTGTGCCACTCCAACGCGGTATTGGTTGCGTTCCGACGAAGCACTTGCAACGATAAACCGGGCGGAAGATGCTCAAGGCCGATTGGCGGAATCTTATCAACAATGTTGTCCCCATCAGTGTCAAAGGGATTGATTTGGGTAAACCGAACAAGCGAAGCCCCGGTGGGGTTGCTGCTCGGGCCGTATGGAGCGTTGTTAGGCATACTGAGCGGAATCTGGAACGAGCTGAACTGTTCGCGCCTTTTGTATGGTGTCCCGCTCAATGAGCGAAGCCATGAGCGCACCAGCTTCTTGCAATTTAACTTGGGACTTTGCCACTTGCCGCAACCGTTCCCATGTGTCGGCTACCGCATAGGCAATAAGCAAATTTTCACAGCCATTTAACTCCGGCGTGTCTTGTGGGTGCAACAGAGGGCGCACACACTTTTTAGCCACAACTGTTAGAATTAACGACGAATCCGTAAACGCACGGTGCAGCCGAACGCGAAGATGCTGCCGAGAAGTTTCCTCTGGCAAAAGCACCTGCAACTCGCGGAGCGGCGGTGTAACGGCTACTGCTCTATATAAAGAAAAAGTCGTATTACTCGGAATTGCAAAAATAAGCTGGCTACCCTGCACCACCGAAGGCACAAGGAGCTTGGTCCAAGGACCGGCTACCGACGAAGCAGACTGAACCTCATAATACTTCTCAGCCGCAGCCGGTATGCTCAAATAAAACTGCCCACCGGGCAATACACCATTAACCAGCCTAACTTCGGGGCCATCGTATGCGGGTATTGAAGCGTTAATTTGAACGTAACCAGTTGTCGGCTTTTTACTAAGAGTGTAAACTTCGTCAAAATAATTGGCCGAAGTAATAGGAGACTGCCCAGACAACGTGAGTGTCTCATCTACCAGCAAGCCGTTGTATATTCCGCGAATGCGGACCTGAGTGACATCGTTAGCCGCGCTGCTGACGAAGCGAAGTTTTTTTCCGTCAGGGTGCGTGTGCGTGCCCACCGGGGGCAACTCGGTATAGACCTGCACCTCGCCCTCGTCCTCGTATGCTCGCGGGCAAATCGCCCAAAGAGTTCCAACTTCCATCGGTGTCAAAGCAAGCGAATCAGCTCCGGTTGTCTTGACAGCCAAAACACGCGACACCCACGACGGCAAAATAACTTCGGGCGAGGTAGTCGCTAAGGCCAGCACTACCTTGCTGTCGTCCCACAACTGCGCGTCCCACACCATGACCCAACGGCGGCGCAAGAACATTGTAATTGCCTCGCGCGAAGCTGGGTCCGTCGCCCCCGTAACTTGGGCGACGTGGTCCGTCATTTGTTCGAGGGAGAGGCTCATGTTTCTGCTGGAACAGTCGCGTCAAAAATGCACAAAGCTGGACTTGGGGAAACGAGTGTCGGGGGATCGCTTACCCGCGTCCCAAAGACCGCTTGCCCTCCAAACCCGCGCCCGTCGCTGCCTTCTCCTCTTGCGGTCATAGTAGCAGCCGTACCATGAGCGAAACGAACCCCGAGAGACGCCAACGCGCTAGTGTGGTCAAACGAACCACCCGCGCCGGGTCCGGCTGGCACGGTTGTGCTACCGGGCTTGCCGTGTTCGCAACGCAGTAACATCCGCGCGGGGGGCGCCTGCTCCGCAACTGTCATGTGCGTTTGGCTGTTGGAGATGGTCAAAGTCTGTCCCCCCGAGAAACTGCCTGCGGCCAAAAGACCCTCCCACTCAGCAAAGGCTCCGCCGCCGCCATTATAAGCCCCCCAGCTATCTGGGTTCCCTCGGAAACCGGGTATTTCATAGGCGATGGCGGCGCCGCCGGAGGCCCAGCAACGTATTCGGAGCCGGGTCGCGTTGGCCGGAATCGTATATGTGCCCGTGGTGCGTTCCTCAGTCAGACGGCTCAATGGAGTCCACGGGCTGAGAACCAACCAGTGTGACCCCGTCCAAATCATTGAAATAATGGCACCACCGGCAATTTCCCCGTAAGCGAATTGCAAGCCACCGGGCTTGAGCACCGGCTTCGGCGTGCCGTTGTTAAGCGAGAGCGTCACCTGCCCTTGGACTCCGCCCGTTGGCGTTGCCGTGTTCCCGCGCGGCACGAACAGCTTGATTTCCAAGCCTTGAAAAAGTTCCACATTTTCCACCGTGCAAGCGTAATTGCCAGCACTGCCAGAGGTGTCCAGCACCAGCGTCTTGAGGTGCTGCGTCAGCACCGAGCCTGCTTTGATGACCCGACTCTCCACCGCGTTGTCCGCGAGCTTGGCCGCAGACACCTTTTGGGGCTGGATTTCCGCGACACCGCCCGCGTCCACCTTGATGTCACCAGACAGCGCCTTTGACGCAAAATCACCGTTCGACTGGCTCACCAATACCTGCCCAACCCTTGAGCCGCTTATTTCTTCTGCCGCAATTAAGCGGTCAGCGTTCAAGGTGTTCTTCTCAACTTTTGCGTTGTCTACCGCGTTGTTGGCAATTTTGGCACGAGACACGGCCAAATCGGCCAAGGCGGCACCGGGGACCTCACCACTAACAAAACTTTGCTCTCTAACGAGCGCGTTGAGCCGCGAAGCCGTAACGTCGTCACCGTCAATAAAAGGTTGTCCGGGGTTCGGCATAATAATCGCAGCCTTATTGGGTAGCGGAGCGGTGGCTGGGTTCAGCTCACCGCCCCGCCCCCATCAGCGGCCTATAAGGTTAGGCCAACAGGTTTCGGTCAGACTGAATGAGCACACCGAACTTCGGCTGCAACACCAGCGAGGCATACCACGCTTTCCACGCGACGACGTTGAAGAGGTTCATCGGGTCGGATTTGTCAGGTTGGTCGTTATAGATGAGCTGCGGCTTCATCGGCGAATTGCTGCCCGCGAGCTTGACCGTGCCCGCGAACTCTTTGCCAAACACAAACGCCGCGTGACCAGTCAGAGACGTGTTGTGGGTGAACGTCTTGGGGTTGTTTGCCACCACGACCTTCACGTTAAACAACTTGCCAATCTCGCCGTTGTAGATTTTCTCCTTGTCGGAATAAGTAGCGACGTTTGACCAAGTCGCATCCCGACGCAGGTCGTAAGCCTGACGCGGGCTAACTACGGCAACGTAACAGCCGCCGTCGAGAGGCTTCGCGTCATTCTCCATGAGAATCGTCGCGGCCTTGTCCAAGTCAGCGACCGCAATGCCACGGCTCCCAGAAGCGCGAGTAGTCGCATTGATGAGTTGAGCTGAGTTGGCGCTAGCCGTAAGCGACGTGTAGAGCGCGTCACGAATCTGCGTGTCGAGGTGCAGCGCCGCTTCTTCAGCAAGACGAGCTGTTTCCAGCTCCAACTGGCGGATGAGGTCGGTGGCAACACGGGTGTCCGTGATTTTGGTCTGGTCGCCGTATTGGGCGAGCGAAACCTCTACGTTCTCCAACGTCCCGTGAGTGAACGTGGTGAGCGGGGTGCCTTCGGTCAGGGAGCGGACGTTGTCCACGTTCGCGGCCCCGCGCCGGAAGAAGCGCATAGTCAGACTGCCCGCATTGCGGGGAAGGTCAAACTGCTCAACAAGATTTGCGAGCACGAGCTTCTGTTCGATGTGTTGCAGGAATTTAAGGTTAAACACCTCGGAAATCCGAGTACTGTCTAAGCCACCTGCGGTGATAGCGGTGTTGATGACACCAGTGAGTGCGGCCATAATTTTGTTTAGTTATGTCAGGACAAGCCCGACGGTTTGCGGCGTCAGTCCGCGTTAGCGGCTGAGTGCCTCGGCTTCCTTGCGTAAAGCGGCGAGTTGCTCGTCGGGAGACATCGTTCGGATGTCCACCGCCTTTGCCTCACGAGAGGCAGGAGCAGTCGCGCCGTCCAGACGCAGCTTCTTCCGAAGCGTTTGATTTTCCGACTCCAACCGCTGAACCTTATCTGCCAGCTCCTTGTCCTTGCCGATTTGCAGTTGCAGCTTGGCCACTTCAACAGCGGCGGCTACTCCTGCCGGATGAGCCTTAAAGAACGCACCCCACTCACCGTCCAGCAGTGAGCTGGCCGTTTGGGTCAACGGGGATTTTGGGTCTGCCAGCTCGGGATTGGCTTTTACAACCTGCGAGCGGGTGTTTTCCCACGCAGCGACAAACTGAGGATTGTCGGCTGACGAAGAAGCAGCCCGCACTTGCGCGGCAGCTTTCGCCGCCATGCTGTGTGCCAGTTGCTTTGCCAGCTTGATGTCTCCCTCGTCAATAAACCCGACGAGCGAACTCGCCAAATCCTCGAACGAGTGCTTCGGCAGCGGGTCCTCTGAGGTCTGCACTTGCTGAGACAGCTTGGTGAGGCGTTGTTCCTCGCCCAAGAGTTTTTGCTCGCGCGACGCCAGTGAGATTTCCCGCGCCTCGGCTTCTTTGTGTCGCCGTTCCGCGTTTTCCCACGTCCGAGCTAGTGCCTCGGCCTTTTTCTCGGCGCGGGGACTTGGCTTGGAGTCGGTAGTGGCTGGTTCCTGTTCGGAGTCCTCCACCTGCTTTTTCGGTGCAGGGGCGGGAGCATCCGCTACGGGAGTCTCAGCCTTGGGTTCTGTCTGTGGCGCATCCGTTTTCGGTGCGGTTTCGGGGCTAACAGTTTTTGGGTCCAGCCCATTACTGTCAGACACCCCTTCCTTGGCCTCCCCACCGCCGGGGGGAGTCGTAACTGCGGCAACGGTTGGAGTCTCAAGCGGCAACCCACGGTCGAGCTTGTCAGCATCGGCCATGAGCGCGGCAAAAGCCTCGTCTGCCTTGGTTGGTGCTTGTGTCATACTACTGGTTGGAGCCGTCTTCTGGCGCGGCCCCGTTTGCCGAAAGTGTCATTAACTGTACCCACGTCTGCCGGACTCCGTTTGCAACTCCGACTTCGTACACATCGCCTTTTTTCGTCACCGTTTCTTGCACCGTGTCTAAGACATGGTGAACCATTAAAATGTCTAGTTTACGCCCCGTTGGGGTCCGTAAAAACCCGTTCCACGCCCGAGCGTCCGCTTCGGTCCATTGGCCCGGCCCAATCATTTCATGCGTGTATCGAAGTGGTCGGCGCATCACACGCCAAACTGACAGCCACACCCGCACACATTGTCTTACAATTTGTAGCATATCGGCATCTTAAAGGTTCACCACACAATTCGTCACAGCGCCGGTTGCGCCGGTTGCGCCGGTTGCGCCGGAGCCTGTTGCATCTGCGCTTGAGCCTGTTGCATCTGCGCTTGGGCTTCGGCTACGACCTTGCCCAAGTAAGCCGCCAGTTGTTGCATGGGGGCTTCCAACTGTTGCGCCTGCTCTGGCGACTTTTGCATAAGCTGACGGAAGTGCATATTGGCGTGGTTCAACATCAGCAGGGCCAGCTCGGCGCTGATTGTCTCGCCCGTTATTACGCGGCGTTCCACGAACTGCCGAAGCACTGTGAGGTGGACCGCGTCGTTATCCACCGGCTTTACCTGCGCCGGGAAGCCAATGAGCATCCGACCAATCTCCCCGGCTTGGTCCTCCAACTGGTCTGTTGATTGCGCGTCTGAATCCATAAACAGGCGCTTTACATCCTGCGGGTCATCAGCCGCAATAAGGTCCCGCACCAACTCGCCCTGATTGACAAAGGGGTTGTTCTGCAACATCTGGAAGCGCGTCACCTTTTTCTGGTGAACAAACTGCTTGTTGAAGTTGTCCGCGCTCGCCAACGGCTCAATGCGGTAGTCATCCGATAACGCCGCCGGGGGCAAGGCCAGCAATTCGTTGCGATAGAAATAATCCAAGGCCGCTTTGTCATACTGGACATACAGGCTCCACGCTTGGGCAAAGGCTTCGGCAAGACTGCGGCGAAACACGCGGCTACGAAGGTCCACAACTTGAGACATCAAGCTGCCAATAAGGTTGACTTCGCTGGCCGTGCGCCGCTCGTTGTTGTTCATCTGGCTGGTCAGGCCAGCGTCAGGGACACCAATAAGCTGCTCGGCGGTGATGCGATGGCCCACCAGCTCACCGTCCCACTGCACAGGCGGCTGGCCCATTTCCACTCTACGAATACCAAAAGGAAGAACATGGCCGGGCACAAGCCGCACGTTGCCAGTGTTGCCCAGCGGGCTGTCACTGACAAACAAGGGTTTGCCAAAATAAGCAAGTGCGTCCAACTTTTCATTCCACAGCCGGGACATAGACACTTGCAACGGGGCTATGCGCTCGGGAATGCCCCGGCTGGCGTAATACCCCTTGTCTTTGATTTCGCAATTAAACTCTACAAACGGAAGTTCGTTGTGGTCAAACGGCAGTTCCATCGGGTCGCGGACTAACTCGTCAGACACAAGCGGGGCCATCACAAAGGTTTCCCATTTGCAGTTGTCCGTCCGTCGGTAAACTTCCCATAGAATAATGCTTTCTGCGCGAGCGGTGTGCGTTATGCCTTCTCGGGCAAACTTGGCAGATTCTTTGGCTGAGTTTACTGCCGGGGCGTTAGTGACAAGTCGCTTGACAAACGCATCGTCTTGTTTCCAATTTTCGTTGCGCCGGTAAGTAGCCTCACTTACTTGATGCACCTGCACACACCAGTCGGCTTCGGCCAGCGTAGTCGTGTGCGCGGGCACTATAAACATCATCGGGTCTACGGAGTCAAAACGCACCTGCTTTGTGCGGTCGTCCCAACGAACTTTCAGTAAACCTTTCCCCGTCACGAGCATATAATCCGTGACAGAAATAATTTCGTTCTCAAAGTTAGTTCGCTGCCGGAGACGGAAATCAAACCATTGCGCCGCCAGTCCGTTAAACGGAGACAACTCCCGACGAAGGGCATAGAAGTTTGCCAGCAGCTCGTTGGCGAACACTTGCTGGACATAGTACGGCTTAATTTTTTCCACCATCATGTCAGACAGCGGCCAATTCATGTCTGCCGCCATAGGGAACGGCTTGTTGAGTCGGCGCAGCCCTTCGTGGCGCAATCGGAAAAAGTCAATCTGCTTGGCTTCCCAAGCGGTGCGGGCGCTTAATGCGTCGCGCACCCGCTCGTCAAACTCGTTGACTAATGGGTGCGGCAAAAGAGAAACAGGAGGGGTCGTGTCTTTGCGCGGTTTATCCGCAGCGTAATAATCAACGTCTTGCATGGCTGGTAGTGCGGGATTGGCGAACTGATTTGCGCCTAGCGATTACTGCTTCGCGGCAAGCATTTACAAGCAGCTCGTCCTCGGGTGATTGCTCTTGCCGCAACAAATTTAGAGCTTCGTCTGCAAGCGCCGGGTCTTTTTGTTTGACTGCCGCCGTGACGCGCTCCACTCCGGCCACCACGTTGTCGAAGCCGCTCTTGCTGACCACGCCGGTCAGGACAGAAGTTGACGGCATTACCTTGGACATGAAGCCAAACAACCGCCCCGCTAATGGAGCCGCCGTGGGGACCATCACCGCGAGGGCAATCATCCCACCCGTGCCGAGCAAATCCCCCAGCCGCGTCAACCACGTTTTTGCCTGATACTGTCGCCACTGGTCGGCGACCTTCCGCTCGCCAGCGTATTCTTCTTGCAGCTTGGCCGTAGCCGCCGCATGAGACTTTTCCGCGTTGTCCAACTTGGCCTTGAGTTCTCCGGTGGACCGTTGCAGTTCAGCCAATTCCTTTTCTTTGACACTTAGGCGGTCGTTGGCTGCGGCACGCTCGGCTGCGTTAGTAGAAAGCAAACCGCCCACAATACTGCGAAGCTCGTTTAATTCGGCAACCGTTAGTGTCGGGAGAAGAACGGACGCTTGCTGGTTAAACTTTGCCGCAAGGTCTGTGGCCGGTTCCCGGTTTGTCCGCGCGTCTAGCGCAACTCCGGTTGCCGCTACTTTTGCAGCGGCAGCTTGGATAAGCTGCTCATTGTTTGCGGTTATAGCTTCGGCAGCTTTGGCTTTTGCTTCAGCGGCGCTTTTTGCGTCTTTGGTGCTGTCTGCTCGCCACGTCCACGGCTTCCACCAAGAACGCTCAACTTTAACAGACGGCGTAGAACAACCCGTCGTCAACACCAGTAAAAGTGTAAGCCAAATAAAAGGTTCTTGAATAAACCGGATTCTTTGCGCGGCACCACGAACGTAAATTACTGGTCGTCGCTTGCGACGCTTCAAACTACTATTTTGAAACGACTCTACTGCGTGTTGCTTTACATCAAGAAATTGAAAACACATAATTAACCTGCATACCAACCCAACTCAGAACGCGCTTGCTGTTCATTAGCATCAGCAGTGGACAAGGTCCGTGTTTCAGACTGAGTGTCGGACATACCCTCCAAATCGTATCCACCACCTAACATCCCCGCAATCGCCAATGCGGCAAGGACGGCATCTGCCCGGTCGGGGGAGGACAACCCCCGCGCCCTCATGTCTTCTTTCTTTTCCAAAGCCGCCTTGCCCTGCAACGTAGTAACACGCTTCCGGCACGTCATCTGTTCCAGCAGTGTCTCGTCGTCCAGCAGGATAACCTCACGCCGCTCAATGCGGCGGGCAGCCGAAAACCACAACTCCGCGCCAAGGTTGGCGTAGTGCTCAGTTGAAAAAGCAGTCTGGCCATTTAGCAGCCGCCGCACTGGAACACCAGCAGCCACCAAGGCGTCGTTAATAGGGTGCCCCAGCCCCCCGTCGTCCGCAAACACATTGCCGTTAGGAACTTCCCAACGGCGCAATTCGCTAATCGCGCGACCCGCTGCGGCCATCGTATCTTTGTCTCGCCAGCAAATAAGCCGTTCCAGCCGGTTGCCGGAGACAATCGCAACGACATTCTCGTCCCGGCCAGCGGCCCAATCAATAAATGCCAGCCGGGGGCCGGGCACATACGCGGGTGGTCGGTCTAAACAGTCGGCCAGCGTTACCCGACTTAGTACCATCTCAGAACCAGACACCTCGTTAAATTCCGAGAAAATCATAGACCGGACGAGCGGATGGTCCCGGCCCCACTTTTCGATTTGACCCGCCACCCACTTGTCAGACAGGTGGGGGCAGTCCATCGAAGTGACCCGGTGAGCAGAGTAAAACGCGCGTCGAGTGCTAAACGCGGAAGCAAACTCCCCTTCCGCCGAGCCTGCGCTGGACATCAACAAGAGGCGCGTAGGCTGGCAGCGTTCGATGGCTTGAAAAATAACATCTGGGACGGACTTTGCTTCGTCCACAATCATTAAGAGATTTGTGTTGTGCCAGCCCTCAAACTTGCCTGCGTCGTCCGTGGAGAAGCCCACGGCGCGAGAACCGTTGGGGGCGTGCAAGTCACACTGGTTGATTTCCCAGCCGTTGCCCAGCCGGGGCTGGTGCTCGCGCAATGCGCTCCAAAGCTGTTCCTTGACTTGACGAAACACACCCGCTGTGGTGACTACCTGCGAGTGCGGAAACGTCGCGCAATGCCAAAGGAGGAGCGGCGCGGCCACGTTCTGCGTCTTGCCTGAGCCGTTGGCCGCTACTAAGGCCACGGGCTTGCGACCAAGCGCCACATCCCACATTACGTTCTCCTGCCAAGTGTAGGGTTTAAGGCGAAGCATTTCCCGCGCAAACCAAACCGGAGTCCCAAGTAGCGGGGGAGCCTTTTTGTTTTCACCCATTTTAAGCCACCCCTGTCGAGGTATGGCCCCGGGCTGTCCCCCCGCCCCCCGGGTCGGGTGGAACGCTGTCTCTGACAGCGTCGCGGCGGGCCTTGAACGCCGCTCGCGGGGCTGTTGACCACCTTCGGTGGTTTTGCGCGTAACAGGCATTACGCAACACGCTGAATCGGCACGGAAGTTCCTTGAGGAACTTTGGCAACAGATTCTTCCGAAGTGATTGAAGGTGTTGGACTTCCGTGATTTACAATCTTCGATTGTACATAACTGGAATTGTGAGTTGCCGAATCCGCAACCTGCTTAACTTCAATGATTTGCGAAGCAAAGCGGTTCCAAGATTCATTCATTTGGGCGCAAACTGTCGCCGTAACTTCGACTTTCACTACGGGTCCTGACAAGTCAGGACGAGTGCCCTGACCGAATCGGTCAGGGTAAATGCGCTCAAGCTCCCACGCTGCCGCCTGCCAGCGTCCCGCAGGGAGTTCGCGCAACCGCGCAAGTGCGGCTTGGATGTGAACAGCCTGAGCCTTTTTTATGGAGTCTCGAAACGCCGGTTCATCCTGCATTATTCGGCCAAATACCTGATAGCCAACTCCTGCTGAATCACACGCTGTCAGGACATCGGCACCGCGCTCGAACGCGCTCACCAACTCCGTGCGCTGCTCCTGAGTCATGACTGCCAGCGGTCGCCCGGGCGCACAGCCAGCCTCACGCATCGCGGCCTTGGTCATGCGGACGCTAGGACGAAAGTCCTTCACAGCACGACGACGGACAAGCGATGCGGAAGGTGCGGGAAGCGTGTCAGACACACAAACACACTAGCGGCATCCGTGCGCGACGACAGCCAAAAAACGAAAAAATTACGTAGTAAACAGCACTTCACGGCACGAAACTGTTGACAACTGCAAGACAATCCGTCACAATGTCCTCACAATTTGCGGTGCTGGTTCCGGCGAAGTGCCGGTTAAACAGACGGGGTGCGACCCGGTCGGCCAAAGTCCGCCAGAGTGTTCTAGGTGCAGCGGTGTAGTGCCCGCCTTCGGGAAACCACACGCCGTGAAAGACAAGCGTAAAGCCGACGAACGAGACACGAGCCGAGACGGGGAAAACGAGCAGGCGAGTGTGCGAGCAAAGGGGTTTGGTGCGCTGTGCCCTGTCTTTCAGACAGGGGGTATCACCTGAAAAACCCGGCTCCCGTCCTTGGACATTAGGACGATCTGAAATATCCCGCATTGGCTTTAAGCCACTCAACCGCTGCGAAAGGCGATGGCCCCTCTAAGGGGCCGTGTGTCGGACATAGCTCGCCACTATGTCCCTGATGAGACGGCGATAAGTCGAAACACACAAACAAAAAAAAAAACCATGAAAAAGTAC